GAATACCACTTACGATATTCTTCTTTAGGTGTATCAGTGTTATACTGACAACCTCTATAGGTTGCTTGTGTCATTTAACTGCTCCTTTACTTTGGTAAAGTGCGTTCCTTCGGCATTCCTACTTCCGTTCTCTATTTGCAAATAGAGAATGAACGTATTTTATGTATGCATTATATTTTGTAACTTTTGATACAAAATTATTAATCTCTTTGTCGCCAATCTTCTGGTTTATCTTGCTTAAACCAGTCTACAATTTCATCTATATTATTAAACCCACCAATTCCTTTTGATTCATTGCCCAACCCACCTATATCAAGTTGATTCAAAAAATCATCCATATCACCTTCCTGCATGTCTGGATTCTCTGCCTTTCTTCTTGCTTGGCGAAGTATGGTGGCAGCAGAACGATTTGCATTTGCTAATTTCTCTGCCCAGATCATATCTTCTAAACTGACTTCTTCATGTAAAGCAATCTTCTGACAAATACCTTCAAGACGAATGCGATATTGCGTAGAGAGCATATATAATCTCCAGATATAATAGTATTTAATTATCTTTCAATATAACTTAATGTATGATTAGTAGCATATAACTGTTGAATGATTATATCACATCCAATCTTTGGATTGCATTCACCACAAGTATAAACATCTACTGCTGCCTTACCTTCCTCAGGCCATGTATGAATACTGATATGACTCTCAGACAATAAACAAACAACAGTCACTCCCTGTGGATCAAACTTTTTTGAAATAGTCTGAATCACAGTAGCACCACTTGCTGCTGCTGCATTTTCTAGTAAGTCTATAAGGCAACGTTCATTATCTAAAAGAACAAATGAACATCCATAAAGGTTAAGTAGATAATGCTTGCCCATTATTTCTTTTTAGATTTAACTTCTGTAATTTTTGGATTTGCAGTTCCTTTAGTCCAATTTATAGATTGAACATTTCTATATGTATCCCAATAATAATCAAATATTGACACCTTAGAATTTTCTTGAACTATGTCATATGACAAGTTATTATCATCATCATAATATGATACCAAGTAAGTATTTCTAGGTAAAGATTTATCTTCAGATAATAACCTTTGACAATTTCTATGTAAGATTTTCAACTTTATCTCCTTGACTCAGTTCCAAGAAATTTCTGGAAATGCTTCTTGGACTACAGCCTTTGTAAGTCTATACTTTTTATGAAGTTGTTTCTCTTTTAAAAGACATAAAACTTCTGCTTCACTACTATGAAGAGCTTCAAGTAGTTGAATAAACATTGTTTCTCTTTTTAATGCTGTAAGTTGACTAACACCTTTAACAAAATGATTAAACTTTCTCCACTCATGAGAAAGTCTACTATGTTCTGTTCCAATAGGAGCGTCATTTGGGGTATAAGGCACATCCCCTGGAGGCAGAGCAGATTCAACTTTGGAATCAAAGTTCCAAATAAGAACTGTCCTCAACGCAGGGGTATCATAGTTTCTTAAAATTTTGATTTTTTCCTCTTTAGTTTTTGCACTAGATACTCTTTGCAAAATTTCAGAGATCAATTGATCTGTTGGTAATTTCATTGGTATTCTCCATTTAATTAATCTTCTAAATCATCATCATCTTCAGACTCTTCAAATCTAAAGGCTATTATTTCATCAGGTATGACATTTCCATTATTGTCAAACATTTCAGGATGCAATGATGGGGTCTGTGACCAAAAAATATGTCCTCTGTAGACCCATCCAATTAACCCACCCAACATTAAAGAAATAATAAAAAACATTACAGAAAAAACTAGGGTTATTGCTATCATTTTAAACTCCTTATTACTTTGGTTTCCTTAAATCTAAGGAAAAATTAAAGTAAATGGTAATCTCTCTGTTCAAGAAAAAAACCATTTTTTCAAAGCAAACTTTAAATGCTTTTTGTTTTGGTTTCCTCCTTCTTAGTATTAGTTCAACCCCCCTATTAATTAAAGGGTCTTTGTCATTATTTATGGGATCCATTAAAGTAAGGAATTTTCATGCAGATACTTGACAGTATCAGAACATCCTCCCAAATGTTTATTTTCCATAATGATTTGAGGAAACGTAGATCCATTTCCAAACTCAGCATAAAACTGTTCTCTAGTAAAATCTGTTCCTAGTTCATAACAAATTATAGGATATCCTTTTCTTACACTAAGATCATTTAATACTGTCTTAATTTTATCACAATATGGGCAACCTTTTTTACTGTAAATTGTAAAGTTCATAATTTCAAATCCTAACTGGGTGTGGTCGTTTATTATCAGATTTTATAGCACATAACCATGCATTTGTTACTGCTATATTGTTATCCCACCAGACTGTATCAAGTCTAAACTCTTGAAATCTAATGGTCTCATTCCTAATGAATTGTGCTTTTTCTTTTCTAGTATAATACCAGAAACTATTTTCATTCCAATAACTTACATGTGTTGGATCTTGCCAAGCACCTCTTCCATCTGTAGAGGGGACTTCAATAAATGCCCACCCACCATCACAAAGAACTCTATAAATTTCACTCATAGATTTAACTGGATCTTTCAAATGTTCTAGCACATGGCTTGCATTGATTACCCCAACACTATTGTCTGGAAGAGGAATTCCATCATCTAAATCACATATAACATCAGCATCATATTTATCTACTGTAAGATATCCAGGTCTTGGGAACAACCCTCCCCCAATATCTACTTTCAAAAGTCCATTTAAATCAGCATCTCTTTCTGCAAGTGCCTGCCCATATTGATGGAACAACTCAAATGTTTTAACTTGAATTGCGTCAATCCTTTGAAGTTGAGTATTGTCTCCACCAGGCAACCATCTATAATAATAAAGAACTTTAGGAATAAACTTAAATTTAGTTTCCAAATAAGTTCTAATAACTAAATCATGATCATCACAGATGTTTAATTCTGGATTGTGTCCACCAAGTTTGTGGTAGATATCTTTTCTCCAAGATCTAACATGGTCTGGAGCATACCAAATGATTCCAATGCTATGACTTGTTGGAGGAAACATATCAATCTTAATAAAATCTTCTCCCCTAAAGTTCATCCACTTATAAGTCCATCCATTATCTGAATTCCAGGGAACTTTATATTCATCCCCTCTCATATCATATAAAAGATCTTCACTATAAACAAACCCAACTTCAGGATCTTGATATGCAGCATTGAGTTCTTCTAAGCAATCTTCTGAAAGTAAATCATCATGATCTACTTCAACAAGAATATCACCCTTACCTAAAAAGAATGCTTTGTTTTTAATAAACCCAACATTAGGATTAGTGATTCCATTATAAATTTTTACTCGTTCATCTGAGCAAATTTTATCTGGAATATCTTTAATCTTAACTTCCCCATTTAAATATAAAACCCATTCCCAATTATCATATGTTTGGGACAAAATGCTTTCATATAACTCAACAAGAAAAGGTATATTCTTTATACTATGTTCTGGAGTAATAATGCTAAATTTATAATTCATATCAATCAAAGAAAAACATGTGGAACAATCTTGAATCTTCTACGGTCTGTCCAAAATATTGTGAAGCAGAGTGTATGCATTTGCCATTAAAAATAACTAGTCTATTGAATACATTACCTACAGTATCTACTAATTCAAATTTTGATTTATCATAAAATCCTCCACTAAAGACATATTTTGCATCATCACTATCTGATTCTTCAAGATGTCTAATCTTAGATTCTTTATGTGCATAAAAAGATGTCCCACATTCAAATGGAGCATCTGGAGTTAAGTATACCATACCAGCCCATTGCTGCAAATCAACATGATAAACTAATGGGTCCTGAGGATTGCAAGTTTGAAAAACTCCATTCATTCCATACTGTTCCCAAATAGTTATTTTTTGTCCTATGATCTCCTCAAAAATTCTTTTTGTACCAGGAGCATAGTATTGAATTGCAGTTCTCTTTCCTTTATAGTATCTAAGATCTTCTATAAAGTCTTGCTGCAAAGCAAAGTTTCTTACAGCATATGGATCTTCATAAAAGTTATCTACTACAAAGATTCTTTTATCAAAATTTCTATTAATTGAAGCGTCAGTTAGAAGCATTATTTTTAAATTTATTAATTGCGGATTCTATAACTACATGCATATCCAT